TCCAGCTGCGCTTGAGAAAAAAGCCACACCACGCCGCCAATGGATTTGGTGACAATGAACCCGCTCGGGACGTGCCCTAACGAATGCGTGAGCGTGAGCGAGCTCGGGCCGGCGGCAATCGTGTTGTTTTTCAACCACACGCCAGAGCCAAACGGCTGATTGTTGTTGTCGCGCCGCTGCGAATCGACGGCGTTGGCGAGCTGCGTCTTGGCAAACCTGTCGGACTCGGCGCGTATGCCTTGCGCCGGTAGCACGTTGGCGCGCGCCATCAGTAGCCCCAGCCCGTTCCGGCGCTCCACTGCGTGCTGGGGAAGTCTTGCATGGTGTCGCCCACCACGTCGGGTCGCCCGGCGTCTCTTGATCCTGCGAGCGCGTCAATCTGCGAGTCAATCACCGCGCGCTGCCCGGTGAGAACCTGCGCCTGCTCGAGCGATTCCTCCTTGATTAGCAAATCAATCGCGCTCGTGTAACACGCCCAGTCTTCCCACCCGTTGATACCGTCGAACGTGTCGCCGGGTAGCACCAGGGGCACAAACGTTTTGATGTAGTGCACCGTGTAAACGTAGGCCGGGTTGGTGCTTGGTGGCAGCACGGAGATTATGCCTCCGGTAAGGCCAGACCCTTGGAGCCTGTAGCGCAGCTGCGAGAGGTCTGGAGCTCCGCCCGTGTTGGCAAGCTGTTGAAGCCTGCCAATATCTTTCATCGTGTATTTCGGAACATCGACAACCCGCGTGCCGTCCGTGACGGTCAGCGCAAGGAGCTGCATAAAGTCCGCAATAAAAAACAGGCTGATGTTGCCCGCAAGGTTGCCGCTAGTAGACACCGCGAAGTAGTCATCGCCGTGCGCGATGATTAGTTTTCCGTGCAATTGCTTGCACGCGCGGTTGATCGTGCGGTCAAGCTCGGCATCCGTTACGAACGCCGAGGCTTGATTCGAGGTCTGCATGTCGGCAAGGTCACGCACTCGCGTGCGCAACTCTGCCAAGGTAACGCTTGCAGGCACGCAGACCTCCCCTTGTTAGCTGTCGTATCCGTAGAACGCGACGGTGTTAATGCTGCCCGCGCCGTCGTTGGCCGCGCCCGCAGCGTTCACGATTTGAAGCGTGATTGTGTTGGCAACGGTGCCACCGGGAACGGTCGCGCTCACGTTGGTCGCAAAGCCGGCGACGCTGTTGGTGTTCGCCAGCGCGTGGACGCGGGCGTAACGACGCTTTAGCGTGATGACGTAGACGCCAACGCCAGTTCTCGCAACCGAGGCAATGATGCCGCCTGGGTCGTCCTGCACAGTCGGCGGGGTGTTCGCAGTGATGCGAAACGAGCCGACAGTTACGCCGCGCGCGTGAGCAAATGGATGGTAAAGGCCTTTTTCGGTTGTTGCCATATTTGCCTCACGCGAGCTGGTAGGTCACTTCAACGAGAAGGATGTTGACGGCAACGCCGAGGTTTACTTTGGTGACGTTCAACACGACGCGTTGGTTTGCGGCAACCGCAGCGTTTAGGCCGCTGGCGACTGCCGTGGCCGTGTTGGTAAGAAGGCTCGTTGCCTGCGTGCTGCGCGCGCCAAGCGCGGTTCCTAACGCGCCAGCGGCGGCGCTGCCGGTCTGAAGCGAAAGCACCGCATAGTTTGCTGCGTTGAAAGCAGAATCGGCTTGCGGAACAATGTTGCAGCTGTTGATGATGATTGCCGCCTCCGACAAAAACAGAAGGTGTTCGGTCTGCGTAGCAGCTCCAGCGTCAGCTGGGAGTTTAACGCGAACAACGCGCGTGCGGAGCGCGTAGTCAACATCTGCGGTAACACCCAAGGCGTGAGCCGGGGCAATGATGAGGTCGGTGCTAGTTTTGATTGCCATTGTCTTTTCCTCCTACAGAGTTCACACGCCGTCGAAGTCGATGAGAACGTTATCGACGGGGCGTTGGCAAATCAGGTTGCCGTACATTTTCAAGCGGAATTCGATGCCGTCTGATGCGCTCTCGCGCAAGAACCGGCGCCCGTCTTCCTCGGCGAAGTGCGGGGCATCGCCAAGCGTGGCGAATTCCCAAGCATCACGACGAGTCATGAGACCGTAAGCGTAGGGGCAGGTCGGGTCATCAAGGACCGTAAGGGCGCCCGACGAGGTAACCAGGTTGAAGCCCTGGAAACCGACCTTAGCCTTGCCGGCCGACTGGACATCGACGAAGGCCTTGGCCTGCATCGATTTCTGGAGCTCGCTTGCACGCTCCGAGTTCATCCACACGGTGTCGAATTTGCCGCCGTTGGTCTTGCCACGAGCGAGCGAATCAAACACAACCTCCTCGATAGTTTTCGCGCCGCCGCGAACACGACCGCCGGCCAAACGCACCGGGTTTACCGAGCGGTCTACGCCGAAAAACGGGGTAGCAGTAGGGCTTGCAACGGGGATCCAGGCAAACACGCCGGACATGCAGTTCGACTGCCCAACACCGGCCAGGAAATCACCTTCGCGGGCAAGCAGGTCGGTCGCAATCGGGGCAACCGCGCCACCCTGGAGGGTGAGCGTTACGGTGCCAAGGTCGATGTCGAGCGCCGTGACCAAGAACGTACCGGCGTAGATCGCACCGGCTGCGGCCTTGTTCTCGAGAACCATGCCGACCTCGAATTTGACGCAATCGCGTCGGTCGGTAAGCGTGACCACGGGGCCAGCCGCAACCGAAGCGACAACGCCACGAGTGCCCGAGCCATCGCCCCAACACTGCACGGCCATCGAGCGACCGAATTCGTAAGCCGCCGCGTCAACCTGCACTTTGATCGCCTTTGCAATCGCGCCCTTGTTCGACTGCGAGGCCATCATGGTCTCATTGTCGATGGACCCGAGGACGTAGTCCTTCTTGCGGGTGACGTTGAATTTCGCGAGCGCGGGGGTGGTCTTGCCGTTCAGCGCGACGCCGAATTGGGTAGAGCCACGAATGCCGGAGAACATCGCGTTCGTCTGACGCGAGCTGCCCTCAAAGTCGTAAGCCTTGGGAACCCACGAGAGGAACGGAGCCTCCGGAAACCAGACCTCCTCGAGAGAGTCAGGGTAGAGAATTTTCAGCGCGGAGCTGAAGGACGACATGTTCAGAGAAGCCATAAATACCTCGGATTAAATGATGTTGTGTGGGTCGGGTCGCTCACTCGTTAGACCAGAGAACCTTGGTGGCCTCTGCGAGTCGCTCCTCGACCGTGGATGGTCGGTTGCGCGCACCGCTGTCCGCGGTCGCTGCATTCGTTGGGATGTTCCGGCCAGTGCCGTTGCGCGGCCTTGTGGGCGCCGCGTTCGTCCCCGGCCTTCTGCCGCCGTTAGGCGCGGGGGAGGCGGCACCCCGTCCGCTCAGATTACCGCGAATGCCGTACTCGTCAAGTGTAGACGACACAATGTTATCGACCGCTTGAAGCACCTCAAACCGCCCGACCTCATCGCCGCGACGCAAATAAAAATCTACAGCGTCGGCTACTCGATGTTGTAGCGCCGCATCGGATAACACTTGAAGCGAGGGAAATTGCTCGGCATACGAACGCGCAAGGTTCACTAGTGTTGCGGTTTCTGACGTTGCGACCTCGACGACCTGGGCCTGGTACTGGCGCTGTTGTTCCTCGGCTGCACGCTGGTTGCGTTCGGCGTACAATTCTGCCCGCAGCTCGGCAACTTCCGACGATGCGGAGGCCTTTGGCGCGGGGGCGTCGCCGTTAATGTAGGCCAACTGCAACCGCTGGAGGTACTCGGTGGGCGAAATTCCCGCGAGCTGCGAAAGCCTCTCGACCGCGCGCACAGGATCGCCAGCCATTAGGCTTGCGACCTCGCGTGCGCTTACGCTATCGGTCTCGAGCTGCGCCGTGCGTGCGTCGAGCTCGGCCGCGCGCTTTGTGTTTTCCGAGCGCATCCGACGCGCCACGGCCCAATCGGCCGCGACATCGCGCAACATGTCCTTGCCTTTAGCCGGCTTGGGTTGTTTGCCTTCGACGGGCTTGGCTTCTGCGGCCTCCTGCTCGCCCTCTGCCGCGTCGTCGCTTGCGGGTTGCGTCGCAGGCGCGGCCTCGTCTTCGGATTGCGTAATTGCCTGCGCAGCGGCCGCGATTCGCTCGTCAACGGACGTGGTGCCGGTGGCGACTACCAGCGGCGCGGGTGCGGGTTCAGTGGTTGCGTTTTCCATCTCGTGTATCTCCTCAACTCATCATGCCGGGAGGCCCCGGCGGCATTGGCGGCATCGCGCCGCCTGTTAGATCCATTGGCGGCATGCCCATGCCCATGTCGGGCGGCATACCCTCCATGCCTTCCATGCCCATGTCGGGCATTGGCTCGGGCGTTGCGGCTTGCTCCTGGAGTAGCAAAACGTGCGACAGGAATTGGCGCAACAAATCAACGCGCTCCTCGGGGATGTCGTCGAGCTCGGCGCGTTGGATTGCGAGCACTGACTCGCGCAACGCCATCGCCAGATCCATTAGCGGCTCGGGCGGGATGTAGATGTTCTCGTACAGCATTTTCGAGAGCCGCTTGTGGATTAGCTCGAGCGGAGCCACGACACGATTTCGCACGGCTTCAAGGTCGGGCACGTCGAGCGCAAGCTCGTAGAATGCCTGGTTGTCGATAACCCCTGCGCCGAGCATGTCTTGCAAGACTTGGATCTTTGCCGCCGGGTTCGTTGGGAATGCCGAGGTCGGAAACACTCGCGCGCGAAACCTGCCTTCTTCGAGGTTAATATCTTCCCATTTGATGCGCGTTGTTCGGCTCGGCCCGTCGCTGCATATGATCTCGTGGTCGGGGTAGTCCTCTGCGATTTCGGTGTGCATCGTCACGACCCATTTCGCGAGGTCAACGTAAAGCCCCTCGAATGCGCGCTCAAGGCCGATGAAGCGCCGCGACTGCACGTCGTTGTAGACCTGGAGTGCGCGCCCACTGTTCAAACCGGCAGGCTTCATCGACGTGGCTGCAAGCTCTGACGCACCCATGAGCTTGAAGACGCGCGCCTCGCATTGCTCGATGTAATTCGCTACCTGAGGGTGCATGACAGCCGGGGTCATTTGCTGCGGCGGTGGGCCGTCGTGCTCCACAATGGCCCCGATTTGGTTCACCATGTGGGCTTTAACCACGCGGCTTTGACGGTTCAGAAACCACAACGACGTGGCGTTCAGCCGTAGCGATTCGTTCCAGCGTCGGAGCACGCGGTTCAATTCAATCTGCGTCGGCGCTGCACGCTGCACGAGCGACAAGCCCCAAAACCTACGCAGCGGTTTGACCGCGCGGATAAAAACAAACGGCGGCTCGGCGTAGTTGTACTGCTCGTCAGACAACACGGCCTCGGCAATCACCAAAACGTGCCGGCCGTCAGTCGAGCCCTTGCGACTCGGTAGGTGCACGCCCTCAATTACCTCGACAAGGTCTTGACCCTTGGGGCCGTCAGAGAACCACGCGTTAGATTCAACGGTCGCCGCCATCTCTATCGCCGCGCGCTGGTCGGGGTACAGCTCGCACAACTGCCACTTGTCGAGCAGGTGCCGCACAAAGAACGAGCGCGGCAACACGTCAACTGCCCCTCGGTCATCGACGAGAAAGTTTGGCGGGAATATCCGCTCAATGATGACGCGCGTCTCGTCGCTCGGGTCACGTCGCGGTCGCAGGATGCCGAGGCCGGCGATTACCGCATCGCGTGCGGCCTGCTCGGCCAGCTCGTGCACGTTGTTCTGGTCGAATTCAGCGTCGCAGAAATACGTGAGCTTTCGCGCGCGCTCTTGCTCCAACCAATCGCCGCCAATAGTCACAAACATGGGCCGCGGCCTAGCCTGCGTAACCTCGCTGATAACGGTATCGACTGCCAGTGCAAGCACGTTGCGGGTGACCTGCGGCTGTGAGCGGATCTCGATAGCGTTCTCGGGAATTGCCGTCTCGTCGCCGTACAAGCAATACGCTTCGAGAATCTGCATCCGACGCGCCAGCGTTGCGCGGTCTACGCGACGCGCCTCGGCAACGGTCTCCGCTGCGAGTAGGTTCGGCTCAGCATTCCACCAGCGTTCAGTTTGCAAACTCATGGGTTATCCTGTACCTGTATCACGTTGCGGGTGTCTCATCTCCCCGCAACTGCCCGTTGCCGTGCCCTCGTAAGCCTGCAACGGGTTTTTTCGTCACTGCACCTTGCGTGGCCGGCCTGGACGACGAGAAGCCAACGCGGGCGCCTCTATGCTCGGCAATGGCACCGGGACCACTGGCGCAACCTGCGCGGCTAACGTCACGCGTCGCACCATGTGGAGCGGGTAGATTTCGTTCAACGCCACGACACCTAGCGGCGTGAGCTCAAGCACCTCGACGTAGCTGTCCCTCCGCGCCGGCTCGGTTGATTGCAGGTACGCCACGCGATTAAGCGCACCGGGCGCCTCGCACGACTCGGTGAAAATCACGCGCGCGAGCCTCACGCTTGCACCTGGCGCAATCGGATGCCCACATGGTCGAACCGGGCGTCATCCTCGATCTCACTCTCGGCGCCTGCCGTCGCGAAGTCTTCGAGCTCGCGCGGCGGTGCCGTCATTGGCCCAAACTCAACCTCGAGGTCGCCGTTGCGGTATCGCCTTACGCCGTGACGTCGCAACATCGCAAGCAATTCCTCGGTGTCATTCCCACTCCTCAAGCTCTGAATACTCATCCTCATCGCCTCCCTTTAATCGCTTGGCCATCGCATCAGCCTCGGCCAGCTCCCAATCTTGCCAGCCCGCCGGCGCGTCCGTAGCGTTGAGCTCAGGCTGACCCATCGGCTGTGCCAGCACAAGCGCGGCTGCAAATGCGTAGTCGCAATGCCGGCCACTAGCACGCGGCAGGTCAATCGTGACCCCGCTCTGCGTGATGCGTTTGCGAACGCGGCGGAGGTCGTCTTGCAACTCGCGCAGTGGCGGCAACTCCACAGTGCGCGCAAGCACGCGGGTCCGCAGCGATTCAAACAGGTCCACCTTGCGCGCGGCAGTAATCGCCTCGCTAGCAATCCAAAGGCTATGCCTCGCCCCGATGTCAATCAGCGCGTCTGCTGCCCACTGGTCGGTACTGACGCGCGCCACGTCGTACGGTCGCAACGCCTCGGCAATCTCGGCAAGCACACGGTCGGGCGATAGCGGCTCGCCTCGCAAGCCTTGCCACTGCCGAGCAAGCACAATTGAGCACACGCCATCGGCTCGGCGCGTCGCAACCACTAGCGTCCATGCGTCGCCGCGCGTTGCCGGGTCCATTGCCGCAACGTACTGGTGCCCCGCTTGCGGCTCGAGCTCCACCGCGTCGCGCCTCGTAACCAAACTCAGGTCATCGCCCGAGAACATTGACGACTCTACGTCCGCAAACTCACCGAGCACGTCGGTACGAAACGCGGCCGGGTCTCGACGACGTAGCTCCTCGCATCGCTCTGGCGTCCAAAATACCGGGTTCATTGCCGGCCCCACAGCGCGGACTAGCACGCGCGCCGCTGTAGGGTTGCGCCAAGCCTCGCCCACTAGCGAGAACGCCGGGCCAAACGGCGCCCAAGGCGAGCCGATGCCCCACAGTTGCGCGCCCGGTAACAGTCGCCCGCTCACCGCGCTGCGTGCGTCGTCAAAGTTGACTACACCGTCAGAGCCGCCAACCATGCGGGTGAATTCGTCGAAGATCACGCCCGCCGACCACCGCGCAACAAGCGAGCCGCCAGCCCGCGAGCCCGCGACAATCTTGATCTCGACGTTCGCCCCGCTAGGATGCCTAAGCACCACCGCGTCTGACGTAGGCTCGCCTACTGCCAGCCGTTGCAG